AATCCGGAGCCGATGCCGACGAGGCGGGCCAGCCACGCCTGCGTCGTGACGAAGACATCGGCTGAGGTGTAGCGTGCGACGAGGACATCGTTGATATAGAGCGACGCTCGCCCGTCGGTCGCGGTGCTGGTCGTGGCCCGCTCCCAGTTGATTCGGACTTTCGCCCATGAGCCCATTGAGAGCATCATGTTCGGGTTTTCCACTGCGCCTCCGCCAACAACCGAGGCAATCGTCTCGGTGGGAGTCGCGAGGGACGAGATGTCCATGCCCCAGCCCGGCGCGAACCCGCCTCGGTTGCGGGTTAGGACACGGAACTGGCTGTTCGTCTCTGCGCCGCCGCCCGTGTCGATCGTCTGAGCGATGACCTGGGCCGCGTTGTTGGCCGGGTTGGTGTCCCGGACATAGGCCCCGCTCGTGACAAGCGAGAGGAAGAATGAGACCTCAAAGCCGTCCTGAAGTTGGGCCGTGGTGAGTGACGCAAACAGGGAGTTGTTCAGGAACTCGACGAACTGTCCCGAGACCCCAGCCGGGAACTCGATGTAGCCCGTCCCGGTAGCCCCCGCTGGCTTCGCGTCGTCGCCCTGCGTGCCCCATGCGTTGAAGGTTCCGCGTGCCGCATTGCTGGCCGCAAGGTTGATGATGCCAGCACCGTCCCCGGATGCGTAGTAGTTTCCGGTCGAGGCAAAAGTCGGGTAGGTCGTGACTGCGCCCGACCAGGTGACATCGGCACCCGTGCCGACATTGGTGATCGAGTTCTCGCCTCCGGCGACTCCGGTGACGATGCGGTGGTTCGTGATCGGCATTGGTTCCCCTTAGACGAGCTGGATCGTGATCGCCTTGTCGAGCGTGTAGGTGTCGGTCGTCCCGTCGCCGATGATGTTGATCCTCATCCGGTCGAACGCGACGATCGGAAAGGCCCGCGAGACCGACGACTGTCCGATCGCGCCGGCGAAAAGGTTGATCGGAGACGAGTCGTCGTAGCTCTGGTACAGGTCGCACCAGGTCGTCCCGCCGTCCTGCGAGACCTGAAGCTTCGCGGTGTCGGTGGCGTCGATCACGCCTCCTGCGGTCTTCGTGCACTGGAAATAGAGGATTCCGCGGTTGAGGTCAGACGGGCCTCCGCCCTGAGGCGGAACCGCATCGACGACCGCAGCCGTTCCGACGAGTCCTGCCGCCGTGATGTTGCCTGCGGCCGCGAGAGTGATGTTTCTTGGCATGGGGGTCTCCTTCTTTCTGTGCTACGCCACAAAGAGCGTCGGCGAGTAGGTGGGTGCGAACGGTCGGCGGATGCGCCACGCGACGAAGTCGTGCTCCAGGACCTGCGTCGTCGCGTGAGCCGTTCCGGCCTTGCTTTCGATGGCTCCGAACCCGAAGGAACGGTTGGTCCCGACGGGGACATTTGCGGTGCCGACATTGGCGTTGGTGACGGTGAAGCTGCCGGACGCTCCGTTCACCCACCATTCGAAGGTCATGTCGCCGCTCGTGGCTCGCGTGACGCGGAGCTTGATCCAGTAGTAGGTGTTGATCGCGAGCGAAGTGCCGACGCACTGCGTACGGGTCTCGACGCCGTTGTTCCGGTTGACCCACCACCATGTGGTGTCGTTGGTCGTGCCGTTCACGAGGTACTCGAGGTACATGCCGTTCGAGGCGAGGCCCGTGAAAGACCCGTTGAACCCGACTCGGATGTAACCCTGCGTTCCGGCCGCAGGGATCGCCGCTCCGGTGCGGAATGCATACTCGCTCTCGTAGACGCAGACAGCGCTGACGCCCGGGGTCGGCACGCCGACGAGGATGTCGGTCGAGGTTCCGTAGCTCGCATAGCCGGTGTTGTTGTTGGTCGTGCCGGTGCCGAGCGTGAGGACGCCGAACGCCTGCGCCTCGGACGCCTGCACGATGGCGGCGGTGCCGATCGCGATCGAGCCGCCGTTGCCGGAGCGTGCGAGCAGCGGCGAGACCTCGAGCGAGCTCGAGGCCGAGACATTGTAAAAATGAACCAGCCCGCCCCACTCGATGACACCCGCCGTCGAAAAGTCGTGGTACTGGCCAGCGATGCGGGTTGCGCTCGTACCGGCCGGTCCCTGCGGTCCGGTCGCCCCGGTCGCGCCCGTCGCTCCGGCAGGGCCCTGCGGGCCTTCCGGTCCGGTCGCGCCCTGCGGTCCGGTGGCTCCAGTGGCCCCCGTCGCTCCGGTCGCGCCAGCGGCCCCCTGCGGGCCCTCTGGGCCGGTTGGACCGGCAGGACCCTGCGGGCCGGTTGCTCCGGTGGCACCCGTCGCTCCGGTCGCGCCTGCTGGACCAGTCGCCCCTTGCGGACCGGTAGCGCCCTGCGGACCAGCAGGTCCGGTCGCTCCAGCCGCTCCGGCTGGACCCTGTGGACCAGGCGCGGAGACCTTCGCCGACGGACGGTCGGACGAGACGAGGACTCTCGCGATCTCCCTGATCACGGTCACGCTCACGGCGTCACCCCCGCGGTCACGAGGCAATCGCCCTGCACCAGGCGAGTCGCGCGGCCTCCGCCGGCGGTGAGGAGCAGGTCGTATACATACTTCCCGGGCACCAGCGTCGCCGTGGTCGCCTTCGCGACGACGACGGTGATGTTGCCGCTCGAGTCAAGCGCGATGCCAGTGGTGTCGCCAGAGCCGCCGGATCCGCTCGAGATGTCGAGGATCGCCTGACCGATCGCGGCCTCGTAGGCGCTCTTGACGACCAGCCGGGCCGCATAGCCCGTCAGGTTCACCGGCGAGTCGTTGGAGTCGAGCCACTGGAGGGCCTGCACGAAGGTCGCGTTCTGGTCGATCGTGATGTTGAGCGTGTCGGCCATGTCAGCAGGCTCCGTCGATGGTGTTCTGTGCGCAGAACATGAAGATCTGCTCGCCGCTCTGCGTGACATGCGGCATCATGAGGACGACGGGATTCCCCTGAATCGGCTGGTAGGAGAAGCCCGCGGGGATGTTGGCGACGAGGTAGCCCGGCGCGAGCACCGTCGCCGCGTTCGTGTTGAACGCCTCGTTCGCGTTGTAGGCGTTGCTCGTTCCGACGATCCCGCCCGTGATCGTGACGAAGGTGCTCGACGAGACCTCCCATCGCATCTCCTCGAACGAGTACTTCCAGCGGTACAGGAACGAGCCCCACGCCGAGTAGCCGGTGATCTTCGCCCAGAAGTACGGGAGCGCCTTCCCCGGCGTCTCGGTCGCCTTCGCGGCCTGCGGAAGCGCGGGCCCGTAGCGCTCGACGACGCGCGTGAGATCGCGCTGCCGGTTCATCTCCACGGCCGTCAGCGCACCGTCCCCTCGCGTGAAGCGGGTGCGCGTCATGGCGGGCAGGTCCTCGTCAGGTAGTCCCATTCCTCGGCGGTGAACAGGAGCTCGAAATCGACCTTGTCCTTGTATGGCTGGAACCAGTAGACCGACGCCGCGGTTCCGATGCCGCTCGTGCCCGTGAGCTGCACATTGCCGTTGATGTCGAGCTTCGGGATCTGCTTGAGGTGGTACTTCTCGTCGGCGAGGATCCGGTAGGTGATCTGATACCACTCCGGCCCGACCTCGCTGATCACGGCGGACCGAAAGAGAAGCTGACCGACCGGGAATCCGAATGCGGCGACACTGTTCCGATGGTTCAGGTACGACAGGTACGCGACCTCCGAATCGAAGCAGTCGGTGGTGTCGTAGAGCGTGTCGATCTGAAGCTCGACGGTGTTGATCGGAACCGCGATCGGGCGTCCCTGCTGGTCGACCGCCGTTCCGCCGATGTCCGCCGTGCTCACCGGATCGCCGTTCGTCGGAATCGTGACCCCCTCGCGATAGAGGTCGAACATCCGGTCGGCGGACTGGCATTGCCGACGCACGAACGGCGGACGGGCGACGAATCCCTCGGTCGTCGCGTCGCAGCGGTTCGCGAAGGTCTCGTACTCCGCCCGGATGTCGAAGTTCGAACTGTCCGGAATCGGCTCGAACGCGATCCGACGGCAGATGAACGAACTCGTCGAGGTCAGCCGCTCCCGGATCGCGACCGAGTACTGCGACCAAAGCTCGTTGATGAGTTCCTGCGAGTTGTCGAGCGCCGCACCGCCGGTGTTGGCGGTGTCGATGAGTGCGGTGAATGTCCGCACGAACCGGCTCGGCTGGCCCGGCGTGACGATCTCGACGGCCCGCGTGTCGGTGGTCTCGATGATCGAGAAGTCGGGCATCAGCGCACCCCCCCGACCTTCTGGTTGATCTCGCGGAGAAGCTCGACCTGCCTGCGGGCCATCATCAGCAGCTCCTCGCTGCCCATCGTGCCCGTCTCGGTCAGTCGCCGTCCGTTGACGGTTCCCGTCACGCCGGCCCGGAAGGCGCTCGGCTGCTGGCCCATGTCATAGATCGAGTTCTTCGCGTCGCTCCACATGGACGCGGTGGCGCCCTTCAGGGTCCTCGTCCACTCGAAGTCGGTCGATCCGAAGGAGGCGAGGTACATGACCGTCTCGACGATCGACGCGAGCGCCGTCGCGAATCCCGTGATGACGAGGCCCGCAGACCTGATCGCGCTCTCGACGCCGTTGAATGTCGCCTGAACGGCACCGCCGACGACCCCGGCCACAGCGCCGAACGCACTCATTCCGGCCGACGAGTCGTCAAGCCAGCCCTTCAGCTTCGTGTCGAGGATGCCCGTCAGGACATTCAGGACCGGAGCAAGGGATCGGGCGGCCGCGAGCTCGAGTTCGCGGAAGGTCTTGGTGATCGAGTAGATCGACTCGCGGGTCTCCGCGAACCGGAAAAGAGCCTGCCTGGTGATGCGGCCGAACTCGTAGATCATCGCACCGGACAACGCGATCGCCGAGAGGCGACCGGCGATCGGAAGCCTCTGGAGGCGCTCGACGACACCGGCGATTCCCCTGGAGAACTCGCTCGTCTTCGCCGCGATGTTGACGAACAGGTTGCCTACGACGGCCATCGTTCACTTCCTTGCCTGTATCGCGTTCGCCAGAACCGACTCCAGCCCGTCCTCGGACCCCTCGTCAGACGAGAGGTAGTCGGACCACTCGCGAAACTCGACCGCATCCATCCGTTCGCACAGCTCGCGAACCGTCATTCCCAGATGCCCGGCCAGTCGGAACATCAGTCTCCGAACGGGCCGGGTCACGCTTTTTCCCCGCCGATCTCCTGCGACCTCAGGCCGCAAAGCCTCATGCACTCGTCCATCGCCGGCTCGATCGCTCCGGAATCGAGTTCGCTCAGCGCCGTCTCATCCTGCTCCGCGAAGAGCGGCTTGCCGTCCGCGTCGCACGCGCACAGGCGAAGCATGCGGGCCCGGATGCCGCGGATGTTGCCCCGGGACTTCTGGATGAAGACCTCGAGGGCGTCCCTGTCGTTCAGCGAGATCGCGCGAAGGCTGATCTCCCCGCCCAGAACGGGCAGGAATACCGACGACATCCGCGGCTTCGCGTTGAGGATCTGTTCCTTGGTCAGCATGGGTCAGGACTTCGTGATTGCCCCGTCGATGTCGAGAACGAGGGTCGCAACGAGCGCGTCCTCGCCGTCCGCCTCCGGCCCGTTCAGGGCCTCGACGAACGCGTTGAAGGCGAGCGTCGTCCCGTCCGGGAAGACGACATCGCAGGCCACCGACGCCGGCGCCGTCGTGGACGAGTACGCGGCGCTCAGCGTCGACCAGAATGTGTTGTGCGCCGTCTCGTTGTAGTAGAGCTCGACCGTGCACTTGCCCGCGTCGGGACGGCCCGGCAGCTTGCGGGCGTGCGTGCTCGCGAGCGGGGTCCGCTTCACCATCTGACGCGTGACGCCGGAGAACTTGACGCTCTTCACATCGTCGATCAGCGTCGACGCGAAGCTGAATGTGGTTCCGTATGAGACATTGCCTGCCATGGTTCACCTATGCAAGGGCTGGTGTGCGGTGTAGGACCGTGAACTCGACGACGACGGAGTAGAGACCCTCCGCGGAGCCGTCGAACGGATCGATGAAGAGCGACCGGCTTCCCGTGTGCCGGATCGCGACCGGGCTGATCGTGGCGAGCGTCGTCACTCCGGCGAGCGCCTGCCTGACGAGTTCCGCAAGGGCGATAGAGTCGGCGACCTTGGTCGTGACGCACTCGTATTCGATCGTCGTCTCCGACAGGCCGACCTCGCTCCGAAGGCTCTGCTTCGGCCCCTCCGCAACCGACCGATACACGATCGCGGGAAAGACCGAGTCCTCCTGACGCTGCCACGGGTAGATGCGGCCGCCGACGACCGCGGTGACGCCCGCGTTCGAGGTGAGGACTGCACGCATCTCGGACTCAAGAGACACGCATCCCCCCTTCCGCCTGGTCCAGCATCCGGGCAAGCTCGACCTTGAATCGATCGATCGCCGCCTGCTTGTGCTCCTCGAATGCCTTCGTCATCATCAGGTTGCCCCTGACGCGACGGCCCGAGCGGCGATTGAGGAATCCCCATTCGATCAGGTGGGACAGCCGATTCGTCTTCGCAGCCCTGTACATGACCGACAGGGAGATGCTCGCGATGCCGCGCCGCATCGAACGCTTGAAGCCCAGACCCTCCGCCATGTTGACGCGGACATTCTTGCCCGATCGGTTCATCCCCCGGAACGCCGAGATGATGTATCGCCTCGCCGACTGGCGGATGTCCTTCAGGATCGGAAGGCCCGCCTTGTTGATGATCTGACGCTGCACCTTGCGGTCCAGCGCGTTGAAGCGGCGGATCAGGTCGTTCGCGTTCTCGAAGCCCACGGACAGTGGAGCGGCCATCAGACCATCTCCTTGCACATGAGGTCCAGCTCGCGACCGATCTCCATGTAGTTCAGGCGGCTCGTGACCTGAAAGGTCCGTCCGTTCCAGCGGATGCGGTACTCGGGTCCCGTCAGGTCCGGCGTGTACCGAAGCGTGATCCGGTGCGTGACCTCGCCCTGCACGACCATCGCCCGCTTGGGCTCGTCGCCGGAGACCGGCATGATCTCGGCCCACGCCTGCGCGACCTCGCGCCATGTGACGATCGGCTGGCCGTGCGCGTCGGGGGTGCGCACCGGCTGCTCGATCGAGACCCGCTTGCGGAGGCGACCCGCCCTCATCGCATCACCCCCGTCCGCAGGAGCCAGCAGAGGCGAGTCACCGCCATCGGGACCTCGCGAACCTCGGCGCCGACCGTCGCGGACTCGCGGTTCTCGTACCAGTGCCCCACGAGCATCCGGATCGCGTGCTGCGCAAGCTGCGGGCAGTCCGACGCGTTCCCGTAGCCGGCCACATAGGTCACCGTCACCGCGTCGCCACGCACCGCGGTAGCGGGCCACGACGAGCCGACGGCCTCCTCCAGAGTGCCCGGGGTGGTGTCGGTACGGACCCGGTACAGGGAGCCCGAAAGGGTCTGCGATGCGTTGAGCGCATCGAAGTACGAAACCGATGTCACCGAGATCAGCGGACAGCGAGGGAGGACGATCGGATATCCCGAGAGCGGGAACCGACTGAACCGCGTCACGAATGTCCGGCGCGCGAGCGTACGCTCACACTCGCCCTCGACATACTCGCGGGCCGTGACGATCAGACTCTCGATCAGCGAATCCTCCGCGTCGTTGTCGATGCGACAGTGGAGCTTCGCCTGGTCGATCGTCACGGGCTCCGCTGCCGGATCGCCGCTCGAGACCGTCGATTCGAGGATGGTCGGTGGGTACGCCATGTCACTCGTCGCGTGCGGTCACCGCCCGGCGCTGCGGACGCTTCACCCGGGTCTCCGACTTGCGCTCACGCTCGACGATCGACGGGTCTGGGCTGATCGCCGTCGATGTGAGCGAGACCGGATCGGATTCGGACGGGTCCGCATAGCGGCAGTCGATCAGCGAGCGAGCGACGCCGTCGGGGACATCGCGGACCTCGCCGGAGAGAACGGGGGCGCCGAGAACGATGCAGGAAGTGAGGAACTGGACCTTCATAAACCCCTGCCGACCGGTTTCCCGGGCGGAGGGGTGGCACCTTCATGGGATCGGAATCAGAGGATCTGGAGACCGCAGATCGCGGACTTCACGGTCCAGCCCGCGTCGTGGCGGGCGACGGCACGGAACCCGTACTGGCCGCTCGCGATGAACGCCTGGTCGAGGAACCGGATCGACACCGCGTCGCGGTCGGCGATGAAGTGGTAGCTGAAGTCGCCGAAGAGCGCGACCTTCTTGTTGCTCGCCGCAAACGCGTCGAGACCGACATTCGTGGTGTAGACCGGATAGCCGAGCAGCTTGTCGGGCTGGCCCGCCTGGAAGCTCGGCTCCCACAGGTACGGAGTCGCCGTGATCGACGAGCCGTTCGCGGTAGCGATCGACGCGGTCTTGATGACCATCTTGCGGATGGCCTTCGCGAGCGTGTCGTGGATCACCCAAACGGACTGCGAGCGGTACTGCTGCGGAACCGTGTAGATGACATCGATCAGCTCGTCCGCGGTAAGGGCACCCGACGCCGCGGTGGTCACGAGGTTCGAGTTGCCGACGGTGACGATCGACTTCAGGCCGGCAGGCCCGTTGGC